CTCCAGCATCCGGTCAAGCTTCTCGTTCATGGCATTGTCCGTCCGCTCCAAGCCCTTCACTCTTATGTCAAGCTCTTTCATCTTTGTCTCCATGCGCACATATATGCCCAGGATTGACCCGATCACGGTGACGCTTAACCCCACCAGCCACATGACTACCTCCATGCTCATCCTACTTTGTTGACTGTTAGAATGACTGATGGAATTGCCGGGCGTGTGGGAGTCGATGCGGCGGCCACGTAGTTCAGGAAGACTGACGCGTCAGGAGATGACCAACACAGTTCATAGTAATCGTCGGCAGCTGCATTGACAAAGAAGTTCCAGGCTGCCACATGCTTGCCGGCGTTGCCCGTGAGTGTTGTCTGAGTGTTGCTGTTGGCCACATTGCTGCCATTCTTGCATAGCCATATGTCCACCACATCATCACCGCTGTCTGTCTTGTCAAGCTGAGCGGAGAATTGAATGTTATAGATGCCGGCATTGGCGATGGTGATGCGACTATTGCTGGCGATGCTCACGCCATTGCTGATATCGGTCGTGTTCAGCGTCATTTTGTTGGCTGTGTTAGCCCCAAGGCTTGCCTGATCCTGCGTAGAGTAAAAGCTGCCAAAGTACTCCGGCTGCCCTACCACTACGTTAATATCATTGCCGTCAACCGTTACATTCACATCGCTCATGTCGTGATGTCTTTAACTACGTTAAAATTACCCTTCAGATACGTTGACACCACACCGCTGGAGAATGTCGCTTGCAGATCGTAGTACAGAGCACAGCTGTCGGAGATGCTGATGACCTTGCTAATTGTGATGACGTTATTGCCGGCCCCGCTCACCGTGATGCCATCCCCTTCAGTCAGCGTCAGCTTAATGTCACCGTCAGGCTTTGTCCTGACCTCTATTTTGACCGCCGCTGTTGCCAGGCTGATGGGATTATTGCTGCCGTCCGTCAGCGTGATGGTGCGCTGGAGCGTGTCGCCTCGGTATGCTGTGATGTTATAAATGCCGGGTGTCATTGCTTGGGTATTGTTGCTGCTGCTGCCTGACGAGCTGCCTGGTTTGCTGCACGCTGCTCCTTGCCCTTTACATTGAGTGACTGCATGACCATCACTACCGCCCGGTCATTCCAGTTGTTGAGCGTTGAGAGCCTCTTATAGTCATCACCCTTGATCTCCACGTTCCCATCAGACACCACCGCTCCGGTGCTGTCCTCTAAACGGTAGTAGAACCGTGCAACACTCTCCATGTCATTGTACACGCAAACCACTTCAATGTCATCGGCATCGTACACCTTCCCATCTTTCCACACCTTTATCTTGTCGATGGGCTTCTTTGATGTCTTCGTGCTGTCCTGGGCTTGTGCTCCGAAAGTGAAAGCGAGCATGGTAATTGCTAAAAAGATTCTCATTTTGCTGGTGTATTTTGTTCGTTTACTTGTTTGGCTATTTTCATTCTAATACCTTCCGATGTCTTTGCCGGTAATTCGCCCAGTGCGTCATATATAATCTGCACTTCTTGTGGTGTCAGCTCAAGCTTGTACACCTTTGTCTGTTGTACACGTAACGTGAACGACATGATTCCAAAAACTACCGCTGTGATAAGAGCGTAACCGAGAATTTTGTGTGTTTGTTTCATACTGTCAAAGTTAATCATTTGTCGTTTTAGCATGAAGATAGTAAACCGTTCCGTCAATCTCCACTCTGATGGTGCGATTAGGGGATGTAGGTGACACTGTTGCAGCCTCTCCAAGTTTCCATTTACGGACAGACCCCCCGGTAGGCGCTGCGGTCACTATTTCAGCTGCTTTAGTTACCTTGAATGTATTAGTATTGTCTGTAAGGTTCAAAAAGTTGGAGGATGCACCTGAAGCCGTATTTGTGACAAGCATATAAATGCCATTCATATTTGCCGTTGTATTCCATGTTGATTGTAAATTCAAAATATCTCCGCCATTATTGCCAGTAAATGATGACCCCGTTACCGTAATTGGGGCAACGTTAGTTGTATTTGAAATGGCTAAAACGGTCGTATCTAAATACAATCCTTTAAGACTTGATGATTGATTATTTACAAAAAAAACAGGGCCTTTTACTACCAAACTTGCTGCGTATGTTCCAGCATCCACCATGCCAATAGTAACTTCTTGTGAAAAATACGATCTTCCTGAGACTTGTAAAATCTCTCCATTAGCAGTATTTGTAGTACTACCTATCAGCAATTCTCCAGCAGCTGTTATCGTAGCTTTCACCGTATTATTCGTCACAAACTGCGTAGGGTAGTTATTTGCATTCCCGAATACTGCGGCATAAGCTGAAGTACCGGTGAACAGTCCCCCTCCGGCAGATGACTCAATGCCCACCGCCATTGCAGCTGTTGAGTTATAGGCTTGGAAGGCAGTGGCAGATGTGCCGGAACGACCAAGATTCACACCGTATTCCGTGGTTGTTATTACATCAAGTTTACCAGCTATTCGCTCGTTACCGTTGACTTGGAGTTTGTAGTCGCCGGCGTCAGTGCTTGTGTTTAAAAGTAGCTCATTGCCACTCAAGCGCATCCCTTCTGCGTTACCAGTACCGAAGAGCAATGGTGTTGAGCCGATTGTACCGATTGCCATCAATGCGTCACTGTTCGACCATATGGCATTCATCTTATTAGTGGATGCACCAAATAAAGTGGCTCCAGTAGTATTGCCATATGAACGGACTTGCATAAAGTTTCCTGAAGCACCTCCGGCATTGTATGTTGTTATGATCGCTGAATTATTGTCAGCAGTTGACTTTGCAGCTATGTCTGCGACACCATTCTTTTCAAGCTCAATGCCGAAATCCGGTGATGTTGTACCAACACCAAGACTCCCACTACTCGCCGCCAGCACCGCGCCGGTGGTATTATATATCGAACCCGCGACCTGAAGCGCATAGGCTCCGGCGTCGGAGGTGGTGCCGATGAGTAGTTCACCGGATTCCGTAATTCTTGCTCTTTCAGTTAAAGCAGTACTTCCATCGGGAGTTGTCAAAAACTCAATTCTTCCCGGCATATCGCTTGAACCGGGTGTGCCATCAACTCTTGACCGTATCATCGCAGTATTACGCAAAACGGAACCATCTGATGCTTGGAATACCATCGCTCCTGATATATCCCCGCTTTGCGCAATAGTTGTGCTATTTATAGCAGTACCCCTTGTTTTACCTAAAGCGATATAAGCCCCATCAATGTCATTATTATTTGCAACCCATTGCGCCCCACCATAACCAACTATTTCACTTGCATATTGTGCGACTGAAGAACTCCATCCGGTAGAACGTAAAGATGTTGTGCCTACCAAGATATTCCCGCTCGTTGTCGCAAAATTCGCACCCAAGGTACTACGCAATGTCCCCGCAATGTCGGTCTTGTACCCCGCGTCAGTGGTAGTGCCGATGCCGATGTTGCCGTTGGTGAAGATGCGGGAAGCTTCGGAGTTATTTGCTCTAAATACTACTGGATGGTTCGTAGTTGAACCGATGATAACTCGTAAGTCGGCACTGCTTGCATCAGACTCAAATTGACCTTCAACAACAGTTGATCCAGTACTTGTTGCAAGTGTTAATAATGCTGCTCTTCCACCGCTATTACCATCCCTAACTTCTGCTTTTGTATTTGCTCCATTAGTTGCACTTTGAGAACCATTGCCAATGTGCAATTTTGCTAACGGTGTTCCTGTTCCAATGCCCACATTTGTCCCATTATCAAATATTTGCGAGTTCCCCAATGCCTTTGTCCCGGTAAACTTCGCCACGTAGTTTGTCGTTCCGCTGCCGGTTAACCCCGCTACCGCCACACTGTCAATCCCCTTCTGCACCCTCGCCCTTGTAGCCATCGCAGCAGTATCCACAAGGAACGCCTGACCGCTCTTTGTCAAGCCATACCCCGCATGACGGACGTAGTTAGTCAGCATGGAGGATGTGTCGGAGATATTGACCTTTAAGTTTATCCGATTACTCAGAAATGCAGTGTCGGACTCTTTAAGATAAGGTGCCAACATGGTAGCCGTATCTGCAATATTTACCTTCAGATTTACCCTATTACTCAAGAAAACCGTGTCACTCTCCTTTAGATATGGAGCCAACATGGTCGCAGTATCCGAGATATTGACCTTCAGATTTATTCGGTTTGACAATGTCGCAGTATCAGACCTGCGCAGATACTTGGTAAGCATCGCAGTAGTGTCAGCCTTGCGCAAGTATGGCAGCAGCATGGAGGCAGTATCTCCCGATGATATAGCAGTGCCACCGGTTCCCGCCATCTCTGCCCATTTGACTCCAACAGAATCCCAATAAAGGAACTTGTTTTTCTGTACGGAGAATATCAGCAGACCGTTGCGCTTGTTGCCGGAGACCGAAGCAGTATCCACCACCATCGGAGGCATCATGCCCCGGATGGCTCCGTACCTGGGCCCGATGGAGAAATATGCGGCCGTGTCCGTCACTGTGTTACGCCCGGCACTCATGCGATTGGCGAAAGTGTAGTCCGGCACCGGGTTAACTTGTTGAGCAGATGCAATATTTGCAACAAGTACAAGAATCAAAATAATTACATATCTCATGTGGTTCTTCATTTGCTTATCACGTTAATAATCTCCCCAGCCTCCAAAGGTAACTGGAAGTAAATTTTTTGCCCTTGCTCATATACCACACACTCATTGAATGGCACGGAGCCTACTTGTGGTATCTTGTCAATGTCTGCCTGACCGGCCACTGACTCGCTAAAGCTGATAATACTCAAAGGCTCTTGCAGATATGTCTGAATAGTGGATGGGATGGCATCCAGATCGTCAAAGTCATACGATGCAGCAAGTGCCGGAAGTGATGGTTGTGCAGTGTCGCTCTGTTGCTCGAAAACGATGTAATTCACGCCGCTGATTGTCGTGTAATATCCATTCTTCCACCGCTCCTTGCCCACTAAATTTGTTAGCGTGGTTGTCGTGTTGTCTACCACTACCTCCAGCTCATTGGTGCTCTGTGCCGTGGCCGTCACTGACACACCCCATGTCTGCGCATTTACAGCCCCTACAAGGCCGTCACGCACATCGGTGGCAGTGTCACCCGCTTGAGATGTATAAACGGCCAGGATGGTGCCAAAGTAGAGCGTATATGTGTATCCCACCGATGGAGTAGGGCCAACACGAAAAATATAGGTTCTGTCAGTGCTGCCTAATACCTCTGATATCTCAATGAGATAAGTTGCCGGAGGCCTGACCACCTGACGCACACCGTACCACTGATACGCTACAATGTCTTTCTCCTCCGGTGCAGTGTTGAAAGTATCCGTGTGCTTCACGCCAATGCCGTTCCTATCCACCACCATAACATCATCTGCCACGATGCCGGTAGTATCAACGTAAGCCTGAGCCTGAGGCACTATGTATGTCTTTACTGTAATCATCAGCTCACGTAAATAACAAGGATGTATTCTGTCGCTCCAAGGCTCATCCCGAATTCTATCTGACCGGTAGAGCTGTCAAATTTACACTGGCTGCCGGTCGGAGTGCCTGCTGTGATGACTTGTAAGCCTATACCGTTACGCCTTATGTCAAGCACATCCACCCCTATCAGTACAGCATTGCTGATGGTGCTTTCCCCACCGGTGGCCGTATAGTCATAGCTGTCCACATCGGTCAGCGGGTCATTTACCGGCGTCTGGTTAAACGATGGGTCACCTGACATGGTCAGCGTGAAGCTGTATGTAGCGAACTGCCCCACGCTGCCGGATACACTCACTTCATCAATCAAGCATGGCACATCATAGCTCTTTTGATTGCCTTGTGGGTCAGTGATGCTGTACCTGGTCAGTACAATGATGTGGTCAGTCTGAAAGTTAAGCAGATCAAAGATTGAATACTTTCCACTGCCAGCGTCAATCTTCACGATACCGCTACCGGTGATGGTGCCGCTTGTCCGGCCATAAATATAGCTTCTCCACTTGCCGGTGGTATATGGTGCCAGCTCTATCTTGTCAGTGGTCTGCGTGATGGTCACATCTTTCGCACAAGCAAAGGGATAATACGATGTCCCCAGCTTGGCATAAAAGACCACATTTTCACCTTTAACCGGATCGGCCATGTCGTGTATTTATTCGTAATAGTAGTCAAAGGTATGAACGTCTGTGGCACCCGGCTCATTGTCCTCTACTGCCGTGTCAAATATCTCCATAAGCGTGGCGTTCCAGGTGCAGCTCATAAAGTCTATCTGCTTCAAGTTTGCAATGGCAAATATCTTTGTCGGTGCATCATCCACGAACTTGATCGTATTGATAAGTCCAATAGGATATTCCACATCACTTATGTCCTTCCACTTTAAGCCGTAAAGGTTCACATCCAGCTTTGTCTTGTAGCTTCTGTTCATGTACCATCTTGCAAGTGCGTTCTGACGCTTAAAGGTCAACCGCTCTGATGTAGATACGTCACCATTGAAATCTTTGCGTCTGAACCACTGGTCACCGGTCAGCGTGATGCCATCGTCTTCAAGGATAGCGCCCTTGTGGTTCTGCGTCTGCGCATCGTCAAGATATACCGTTTCAGTTTCAGTCTTGACAACATTGTTCTCTATGGTGTATCGGTCATAGTCTCCTCTGATGACTCGGTTGCGCTGTATGCTGATACTGTTTGTTATCTCAACAGTTAAGTCAGAAAAATGACATTCAAAATTATTGGGCACTGCACCTGATATGTATGATCCAAGCTGCAAACCATTGAGCAGATAAATTTCAATCCAGCCATCAATAGGCATTTGTTTTGTCTCAAATTCTGTGACATCAAACTCCTTCGAACTTTTACCTGAAGGAAAGTTTGTGTAAATCCATGTGCCTATCTGACCCAGTGTGTAAGGCTGCCATGTGTCATCACTAAATCTGTGAAAGTAAGTTTGTGTGCCATTCTTAAGTAATACCTTTGCAATAGGCAACAAATTGCTGTTGGGCGATGCCTCATATGATAGCCTGAAAGCTACCGAGAATTTCATTATGTCCTGATACTTTACATAAAACCTGCAGCTAAATGCTTCAGTATTTGTTGCGGTAATTAATCCCGGCGGAACGGTTACGTTGCTGCCTCCAATAAATAGATAGTTATTTCTTAAGCCATTGATAGAATACTCTTCCCTTCTTCCAAGTGGTGCAATGTTAAGCACTGTTGCTTCTGTGTCATACTGATAAGGAAGCCATGAGTTAACAGTGTATTCATCAAAGTTTATGTTGATGGTATTACCGCCACCATCAATCTCTGTCTTTGTGCCACTCTGCACATATGTGCCATACTGGAATGACTGGTTACAAATTAGCTGATTGTGTGGCACCCAGTCAAAATTCACCTGGCTGTACTTACTCGGCTTCACCACCGTCTTTAACATCTCCGGCGCTATGGGCTTGACATCTTCCTGCACCCCCACCTCAATGTCATATCTCTTGTTCACTGCCTGCCGATTGCCGACCGTTGGCCGGTTGGTGTTAAAGCCTACCAGGTCGCCATCCGTGAACATCTCCGGGATGCGGAGAATGACCCACTGCGCATCATACTGAAACAGCGTCTGATTCCACGCCCGATTGATTTTCTCAATCACCGTGTAAGCATTGTCGAACTGCCCAGGTGACTGCTCAAATGTTCTTGCATCAATGAGACACTGGTCAATACCGGTCTGATTAGATGCCGATGACATGGATGTATGCAGAAGGTTAGAATAGATGCGAGCACGGAAAAATGTCAAAGGCCCGTCACTTGCAGCGTATTGTATGAAATTATATGGCGTGTATGTGCCTATAAGCGCTGCTCCATTGCCGTCATTTAGCTGCTGGGTCTGCAGCCTCCCAAACCCATCGTCTGCCCGGAGTGTTAAAATGTGGTTCGTGCTTATCCATGTCTCCTCAATATCTTCTTGGGACAATATGCCATACCAATAAGCCCCGAAGCCCCCAAAGTCAAACCTGACCGTTATGTCACTATCATTGTCTGTCAGAAAGTCCTCAAGCTTTACACCCCCGGCAGATGCAAGTACCTGAATGGTGGCCTGCTGTGGCCGCATGGGCTTGAATAGATCGTCATCGGTATTATACTCCCCCAATACAAACGGCTGTGGGCCGCCGAACAATTCCACCGGTGCACCGCTATAGTCTTCAAAGATGAAGCTGACTGCACAGATATCATCCTGCACATTCTTGAACTGCATGAAAAATTTTACTGCCGCCATTATCCCACTCTATTTATGCGTGCGTTCTGTGTGTTAAGGACTCCGACAAGGTCTGACCCTCTCTGCGTAAATACGACCTGACCACCGAGCTGAATGCCACCCCCGAAGCCTGACACACCGCCGAAGGTCGGAGCTGCTGCACGACCTATGTTAAGGCCGCCACCGCCGCCAGCACCGGTGAAGTTCAGCGCACCTTTGAAGGCTGTGCCGAAGGATATGGTGCCACCCGAAGCCGCTGAGATAATAAGCGCAAAGGCTGCGGCCTTTAGTGTGGCCTTGATAAGGTCAACCACCAGCTGCTTGATGCTTCTGCCCAATGCCTTGATGGCAGACTCCCCATTTTCAATGGCATTAAATACGCTGTCAATGGCCGGAGATACGAAAGAGGCAAAAGCCTCACCGGCTTGGAGACCGGCAAGTTTTAGCTGGTTGACATTGTCAATTGCCTTCTGTATGCTTTCAGGTGGGATGATGTTAAAATCACGGCCAAGCCTGCCGCTTGATGTTTTCAGAGCCTCCTCGAATGTCTTAAGTGGCGTTTGAAGGCTGTCAAGTATGCCTTTCGACAATGCCGGGAAAGTCTTGTCAGTCTCAACAGTTTGCACTTGACCGGCTTCAGCAAGTAACAACTTTAGCCTTTCAGCTCTTGCCGCGTTCTCTTTTGTGATGGCCGCTGTCTTTGCATTTACCTGCTTGGTAGCACCCGCATCAGTGACAGTTTGCTTTGATACTGCATCATTGGCGGCCGTGACCGGTGCCACGATCTTATTGTACTGATTGATGCTGTCGCCGATGGCAGTGTTCAGCTCCTTTGTCCTTGCCTGAAGGTCTTTGACCACCTTTGCCTGGGCATTATATGCCTGCTCTGCTGCGATTATATCGCGTGTGTCAACGGTCGCAGCCGCGCCGACTATCCGCACCGGTGCTCTGCGCGCATCGTCAAGGCTCTCCTTGAGCTTTGCAAGAAGATTAATCTGTTTATTCAGCTCGACATTAACCGCGCCTATCTCGCTCTCAAAGCCCTTTGTGATGGCGCTCTGAATGGTGGCTTGCGTGTAGTTGCTGACCGCTGTGGTCAATTCGCCAAGCTTGCCCTTCTCTATGTCGATATTCCCGAAATAGGTTTTGCTGATAGACTGCAAGTCTTTCAGTGCCTGGTTCCGCTCATTGTAGCTCTTTGTCTGATCTTGCACAATGGCAGCAAGTGCGTTCACTCTTGATATCTCACCTTGCGCGCTGCCTGATGCCTGACTTTGTATGTCGGCCGTATCTCTTAACTGTTGATTGAATTTTTCGTAGCTCTTGGCCGCCTCTGCCGTCTGCTTTACCAGTGCGTCCTGACGGCCAAAGATGGCGTTGATGGCGTTGCCCAGGCTGCCGTATCTCTGCACGGCTACCGTGATGGCTGACGATACAAGAGAGAAGCCGAGCAGCAAACCGCCTGGGCCGATGAGTGACGCCCCCAATGCCTTGAGCGTACCACCAAGACCCCCCGATGTGCGGCCAAGTCCTTGAAGTGACTGCACAAGTGGCTCAATGTTATTAGCGATGGCGATAAAACCAAAAGGAGCATCTGAAGCGACTCTGCCAAGGTTAGACAATGCAAGTGTGGCCTGACCGGATGAGCTGACTGTCTTCTTTACATTCTTATCAAAGTTTTCAACAGCAACAGTTGCTCTTTGCAGACCAGTCTCAAGGCCTTTAGTATCTGCACCTATATTTATTTGAAGCTGGTCGCTCATTGATCTTACTTTGCACGCAATTTACGAAACATCTCGGCGATGTCTTGCTCACTTGGCCCAGCGACCTCATCCCCTGGCAGCTTCCACAAGTCCTCCGGTGTTGCCGGTGCCTTCTTCGGGTCTCCCCACATGCGCGCCATCATGTACATGATAAGACGAGTATTCTTGTAATCATGCACCATTCGATCTTCGTAGCCCCTGATGATCAGCATCACCTCACGGAAGGTCAGTGATGCGTAATCCGTGCGGCCTATCTCACCGGCAACATGAGCCTCTAACTTGTCCCACCCTTCTTCTTTGGTAAGGTCGAACTTTTTTTTTCTGCTTTGTCATCAGTCGAAGCAGCTCCAGCCACAAGCTTGGAAGAGTATAGGCACTTGACAATGTCGGTGAATATATCCGGTGTGCTGATGTTATCATCTACGAAATCCACCACATCCTCAAAAGTAAAGTCCGGGTCTTCTTGCTTGATGTAACAGTTGTTGAACAGCCCCCAATACACTATAATGGGGATTAGCGCTAAATCAAGTGTCTCACCAAGCGCTTTGCCGTTCTTTTCACTGTATAATGTGATTTGACGAATGGCAATGGTGCCGAACTTAAGACCTCGCTTGCGGCCAAGTATCTCGGCTTGCATGTAACCGTTCATGTGTGCTGACTTTTGTGTGTGAAAATAAGAAGCCCCGGCATGGTGCGCAGTTCTGCGAGATGCGTGCCGGGGTCTGTTAAAGGTTAGGCAGTGATATCAAGAGTGCCAGTGCTCTGGATGGTGCCGGAGAAATTGATATACGAACCACCAGCAGCGTCTTGGTTCAGCGTCAGATCAGTGAAGAACGCATCGCACTGATGGTAGTAGAGCGTTCCAATAGAGGCACCGGTGACAGTCGGATTCTGGAAGCGAACCTTCACCTGGGTCTTGTTCACGATAGCTGCCAGGCAATCCTCATATGTCGCTTGTGAAGCGCCCGGAGCTACCTCACAGATAGCATCGAAAGAGAACGTGAAGCCAGGCTCCCCGATACTCGTGAGCTTACCGCAGTTGGTCTCTTCTTCAGTGACTGATACGGTCGTGTTAACGGAAGAGGTACGCAGACACACCAGCGTCTTGTAGGTGCTGGTAGGTGCGAAATCTATTTCTACATTCTGGACACTGCCAGCAATTCCTTGTGCCATGTTAACTTATTTTTGAATGATACTTTGAGATAAAATTATGATTTTCCTGAGAATGAAGTAGGAACCGTCAGGCTCAACAAGATAGTTGACACTGCTCACGTTCGGATTCAAGAATTGAAAGTCAGTATCTTCTTGCTGTGAGTATGGGTAAGGCAGCAATGTGTTCAGCAATTCCTGACCAATGCCATCCACCGTATCGTAGTCCAGTTTCTTGTATTGCTTCACAACAATATCAAGCGTCACGGAGCCATCAAATATGAAGGCATTGTTATTGCCCACCTGGGCATAGGTCATGGCATTGATGTAAACATACCGGTCAGGAGTAGTCTCAATGGGCAAAGCATCATAGACAGTGACGCTCTTGCCGTCATAGGTCAAGTTCGCCAGTGCCGCCGCATAAAGTTTGCGCAATGATTTGCCCGGATTCTTCATCTTTTCCTATTCACTACTGCTCTGATGTTTGATATCAATTTAGAACGCTCTGCCACAAATGCCGGCCAAAGGTACGGCTGTGGTGCGATACCTTCCCGGTAGATCTTGCGTGCTATGTTGTAAGCGTGATTCTTGTCACCCTTCTTGATGATTTTCTTCTTCGTGCCCCACAGATATATTGACTCAATGAAGGCCTTAAAGTTACCGCGTGATGCTCTTCCCTGGGTGCTCTTTGCCACGCCTTCCAGCTCTGTTGGCACTTTTACTTTGCCCCTTGTGCCGAACTCTACATATGGTGCATACCACGCAGATGCGAAAAGACTATACCTCAACTTTGACTCCTTGCGATTCCCGATGCTGTTACGCAGTTGGCCAAAGTTTGCCGGAGCTGCTCGCTTGGCATCGCGATCCATCTTATTCAGCGATGCCTGAAGCTCCGCATCAACCTCTGCGCTGATCTCGCTCTCAACCTTTGCAAGTTGGTTGAGCACCTTCTGAACTCCTGACAGCTTTAGATTCATATCGGCACTCTTCTGCTATATTGTGTCGCTAACATCGGAAAGTCTACGAGATTCGCCCCTTCATTTGACAAGTCGATGCCTCTGTTCTGATAGGTATATGCCGTGATGGCAAGAATGTCATTCTTTGCGTCTTCGGGAATGATGGTGAAGCCGTAGGTCAGATAAATGTCATAGATCCCGCTGGCATACACGCGTAGCTGCGATCCTGCAAGATCATAATCTTTACAATCCGCTTCATAATACCCATTGACCGATTGCACTGACTGTACCGGCCCCGGCAGCTCGTACCACTCGCCGGCGGTCATCTCTATTGTGATTCTGATATATCGCGTTCCATAAGCCTTGCCGGTGTAGTTCTCCAGCCATATCCTGGCATTCTTGATGAGCGACTCAATCAATGAATCATCATCGGTGAAGTTGACCTTCATGTAGGCCTTTGCTGTTGCCACGCTTACCGGCTCGGTGGTGTAGTCTTGAAGTACCTCGGTATCTAAAAGCAGGTTCATACTTTACGTTTATAGTCCTCAATGGAGGATGCCATAAAGGTACGAAGTTCTGCAAGCTTGGTAAGTGGGTCAAGCTCCCGGCTGCGCTTCTTGGCCGCAGTGCTCCACTTCTCGTAAACCTTTGGCTTGTCAAGCTCATTAATCTTGTCAACCCATGACTGCACATCGTCACGATCAAGATAGATGCCGGCCTTTCCGCAGTTCTCCCGGAGACCAGGAGTGCCGGAGGATATTACTGGTATGCCTGAGCACATGGCCTCTGTGGCAGTTCGCCCCCAGCTCTCATACTTGCTGGGCATGATGAGTATGCGCGTTTGCCGGTAAATCTTTTTGATATTGTTCGTCTTAGGCAGTACCGTCACGTTTGCTGGCTGGTTGACATGTTGCCCAATGTCGGAAGGTTCGGAATAGCTACCCATCACACCAATGAACTTTTTATGTGGCATCGCCTCCGCTATCTGCCGGAGGATATGGCCGCCCTTGTTTTGGTCAAGGTTGATCAGCGTGATGGCCTCGTTATACGATGGGTCAACGTTCGTGTCATAGTGCCGCCAGTCTACCGGAGGAGGCACCACAATGCTATCATGCTTGTAGCCAAGCTGCTCCTTTGCCCATTCGCTATTATACACAATGTACTGTGGCCGGTCAGCCATGACGATGCGGCCGTAGGTGGATGTATTGTGAATCAGATGGAAGACCGGCTTACGCATAACTTCTGCCATGCCAATAGTCCAGTCTGTGTAGTCAAGATGCGTCATTACTGCATCTGCCCACCAGAATAGCTTTTCAATGACCATCTGCTCCGGTGGAAACACATCAATGCCGTCATACACATACATTGAGCTGATATTGTAGTGCCTTGCTTGGTGCAGCAATATTCTGACATCACCGCCATTGGCCTGGATATTTTTGTTAATCCAATGAGCCATGAACTCAGCTCCACACGTGTGTTGTGGTGGATAGAGATGTATGCTGTTTAGCAGCTTCATTGCTTGATGATTTTGACAACCAACATCATGTACCCCATATCATCTCTGCTGCCGTCCTTTATAACCTCGGCACCTGGCTCCGTGATAAAGTCGGTAAAGTGCCATAGGCTCTTATGGCGCTCAAATTCGTTACCATATGCTGCACCTTGCTCAATCCATACCGCTGGGGTAGATATGAGCAGAATGCCCCCTTTCTGCAAGCATGAGAGGCATTGCTGTATGACAGCATGACCTTCGTCCTTTGTGAAGTGCTCAAGGACATCGGTCATGAGAATGCAGTCAAACTGCGCAGGTGTTTTCAGGAAGTGTGCAATATCTTGCACATAGACCTGATCGTAGCATTGCCAAAGTGGGGAAGCATAGTCTTTGAAACCTTCTACACCGACAAGATGTGTCTTGTAGGGCCTGACACCCAGGTCAAGCCAGTTACGCACCCCGGCACCATTAATGCCATGCCCAATACCAAGATCAAGAACAGATTTAGGAGAGTGCATCAGTATCTGACGCATCACATCTCTAAAGGAAGAGTAGGAGCCGATGGGCATAGTGTGGGATTGTGTGTGTAAAATAAAGGGAGAGGCATTTAGCCCCTCCCCTTGTTATGGTGTCAGTTAGGAAGCTGAACCGTAGATAGCAGCAGTCGGCTGGAAGGACAGCAGTCCAACACGAGCCTCAGCGCGATAGGTCACCAGGTTCTTAACAAAGTCATCCTGGTCAAACTCGGTGCTACGAACTGCAAGGCCAGAAGCCTGAGCAATCGCGAAAGCATTCGTGTTCATGACATAAATCTTGCCGCTCACAATCTGGCTGTGAGGCACGACCGGGATACCGATGATGCGAGTCTCACCGTTTGCACCGATGGTGATGCCACCCGGAACGCCGTAGCTACCGTTGGTAGGCTGAGTCTTCAGGATGCTTGCCCATACAGCATGCGTGGTCAGGATCAGGTTAGGCTGACCGAGACCGAGCGCCAGGTGCTGTGCAGTGTAATCGATAACACGCTCAGCAACCGGAGTGGCAGAAGTGCTACCTGCAGTTGCAGAGGCAGTGATAGTGGCCATGAAGCTGTTGTTGACAGCACGGTTCCAGTCTTCAAGCAAAGACTGAGACAGATAAGCCTGAAGGAAAGGCAGGTCTTGCAGCATCTGACGAGACACTTTGGCATAACCAGCGATGAATGACAAGCTGGTGTTCACCATTGTCACATCGTAGTCAACCTGGGCCTTTGCATTGCCTTCAGTCTGAGTACCGAAAGAACCTTCACCGATGGCAGTGTTTCCACGAGGGAAAGTTACGTTGCCGGTTGCAGTCGGGATGATGCGGAAAACATCATACAAATGAGGATTGTAGAAAGACCGGAGAATGGGATTGTCGGTGTAGCTGATCTGGCTGGTGCCGGTCAGGTTGTTACCGAGCGTCATCGTTCCGACAGTCTTAGCGCTGTTGAAAGGAGTCTCAGACTTGATGGCATCGAAATTCTCAGCCACGATGTCATTCAACATGCCCTTCATGCTCTTCTGACGATCAGCGAAAGCATCGGCTTCGATGGCGTTCTTCAGCTTGCCATTGGAAGAGATGAGGCCATTGACCTTCTCGCGCAGTTCAGCGAGAGTCTCGCCCTTCTTCTGAGCATCTTCGTTCAGCTGTGCTACAGTTGCAGCATGCTTGCTGTCCAGTGCTGCAACATCAGCAGCCACTTGATTCTTAATTTCGGCGATTTTGGGATCGAGCGCCGCCACGATGTCTTTTACTTCCATGATTATTGTTTTAGAAGTGTTT